GTTTATTTCTATCAATGAAATTCTCATCTTTTCGAAGCTTAGATTCCTGCAACGGATGGATATACATGATCTTTGCAAGTCCTTCGTCAGATTCGTCCTCAAACTTCGCATTAGCCTCAACGATACCGCTATAAGCAATTTCTGCTGCTGTTCCATCATACACAAGTCTGGATTCTGTCAAAGCATCATAGCAGTCATAATCAACCTTGTCTGCGATAGATAATGCAATTTGTCTACCACACACATTCAATGGGTCCCCAAGACCGCTTAATACAGATTCATCTGTCAGCTCTATTGATTTACCAGCTTTTTTAACCGTTACTCTTGTAGTGGATGCGGTTAATACAGTTGTACCCATCGCAACCCCTTCTGCAACGTCCTCGGCTGGACCAACATACGCATATTTTGGTATGCTAATTGTGTCTCCTGGTTGTGCCACGAGCATTGTATTGACGTTTGCAATCGGAGAGAACTTAATTCTCTTCGGAAGTGTTGCAGATACAATATCAGCCATAACTTCTGGGTCGACTAAGTTTCTTAAAAATGTTGTTGCCATAATTAATTACCTTCTTTCATGCGTTTGTATGCTTCGGGGTATTTCTGCTTAAATTCAACTTTCTTTCGATAACCCCAAGCATCATATTGTTTTCTTGTTACCGAAACATCATCAGAAGAACTCATATTTACAGATGGTCTACTATTTAACCACTCTGCTTGCTTCTGCTTAACGATAGCGTCAGTAACTTCCTTGTTTATCATTGCCAAAGATTCATAATCATTAGAAATCTCAGCTTCCGCAGCCCTAGATGCTTGTTCCAAAGTCATTCCAGAAGCGATATAGCGTTTTTCGGCAAGTGTTTTCTTTTGGAAATCTTCAAGGCTCTTAATCCTCTCTTGTTCCGCCTGTCTTGCTTCGTTTTCAGCTTCTGCTCTTTGCTCGTCCGCGGTCATTTTTTCCCTCAACTGCTTTTTGTAATTAGCAGCTTCTCCATTGGCTCTTGTTACCGCATTGTGAAGTTTTGCATTTTCTGCTTGCATTTTTGCAAAAGCAACTTGCATCTGCTCCAATGTCATTGGCTTTTGCTCATTTTCGATATCGGCATTGTTCTTAGCATCTTGTGCTTGGTTTTCAGCCATCGTCTTATTTTCGATTTCTGCCATGATTATTTACCTCGTTCTTTCTTGCGTTATTGAGTGCTTTCCCTAGCACATAAAAAGTACATGCGTTTTTACGACTTCCCTGTCGATATAAAAAAGACGGTAGCTACCCGTCTTAATTCTTAACTATATTCAATCCAGCATCGGCAACCGATGATTTCCTTTGCATCGGCACCAAGACTTTCGTCTTTTGGATATTGCATCAATGAATTTCCAACTAAAAATGGCTCATTGATTGGAATAGTCATATTATCAACACTTTTATGCGAATCCCTGACCTTTCTATCCCTCATGGTTTTCCATGTTTTATATTTCATTCCGAGACGAATTGCAGTCATTTCCTCGTCGTGATTAATAACTGTATTGCTTTCTTCTTCTGCAATATCTCTTGCTCTATCCTCAGATACCCAATAATCACTTGTTTGAGCCTTGTTTGAATTTTGTTTAAAATCAAGCAAACTATCAGATATGTGATTCACTGTAGCATCAAGTATTTCTGATGCAATAAAATTGATATGGGTATCAAGGTACTCGTCAATGCTGACATACTTACTTGCAATTTTTTTGTAATCCGCCTGAAATTTCGTCAGAAGAAAATACTCGTTCAGATTTCCTGATTCTTTTTGGAGTTTTATAAGCATCAAAAAAGCAAGTACCATATCAAGCATTTCATTTGCCATGCTGATACGCACTTGCTTTCGTTCTTTATCTCTGAATAGCATTTCCTCGAAGTATTGAGAAATTGGGAGTATTTTTCTTTTGCTTTCTGATGCCAACAACTCTTCATCAGAACTATTCAGTTTATCTATTTCATCAAATTTAAGGATAGTCGCCATTTAATCACCACCCTTATTGATTTTCATTTGAATCTTTTGTTTCGTTTAGTGATGTTCTCATTCCGTCAATCATCGGAGAGTTTTGAATCTGATCAGATTCATCTTGCATAATTTTATCACTCGATTCCGAATTGTCAGATTTCGAAATCATACTCTCCTGATATCGCTCAATTCTATCTTTACTACGATTCCAAACCTCGTTAGGGTCATCAAAAGCATTTACCATCTTGATTGCATCTTCACCGTTCACCATATTCTTAATGAGGGTTGCAAGGGCATTTACCTTAGTAGTAAGCTCATAAGACTTCGTTCTCTTGACAGATGGAATTACATCGCCATAGACAAGCGATAATAACTCGTCATCAGAAGGAATATGAGGGCTTTTTTTAATTACCCTTAAAATAACCTCATATTCTGCCATCTTTCCGCTTTCTTGGAAGCATTGTTGAGCAGATGCAGACATTTCAGCACTTGACCAACCTGTGGCATCACTCATGGCAATCCCTGTTGAACCACCACTATTATCATTCCTTTGCGGAACATTGCATTTTTGGAGAATCAATGCTCGTTTTGACAGTATGTTATTCAGTATTCCGGAATAATCATAATTTATGGAGAGTGGTTTAATAAACGGTTGTCTGCCATCTGGTGTAGTCTGTGTGACAATCCATTCAGATGATTTTGGTGTGATAGAATTTCCATCTTTATCTCTTGGAAATTCACTATCATTCATGTGCCACACTGCATCGGTGTTCTGCTGAACCTGATTAAGAAAATCAGATTCAAGATTATTAAGGGCAATCATGTCGTCTATCTGTCTTTCAAAACACCCTGTTCTATCATCATCACGAATCCATTCAACCATGTTGATGATTCCAAACGGATTTACCTCTCCAGAACGGTTTCCATGCCTGTACTTACCATCTTTTCCGTTTTTGATTTTAACTAAATTATCAATCTCAAACCTAAAATCATCGGTAATGCAAGTGAAATATCTGTTTCCGTTCTTATCTTCTCGGAATGTAACACCCATCATTGGTCTTTTATCGTAATAATAATTACTGTAGACCATAAATGACTTTCTTGGGTCAAGCGGTACCGTCACGAAGTATGCCTTACCATCTTCATAACGATCATTGATATCAATGTATTCAAGGCACTGACCACAAATCTCAACATATCGACCAATTTCTTGAATTTTTGTCCTGCAACCATCAGTATCAAGTTGTTTATTAAGCAAGCTGATTGCTTCGGTTTTATCTTCTTCCGTTCCGTCGGCACGAATTAGTGTAATAGAGTTTGACCATTGGAAACCCTTTTTGAAATTTGTAACTTCATTAGCAACATTATCAGTCACCACATTGTTTACATCCGGGCGATACTTTTTCGACCTTTTTGCACCTTGTTCACCTTTTTCAAATTTGATAAGGTAATCAATCTCTGTTGCGTTAGCCATGTGTGTTATCATGGCATCACGAAGAACACCCAATACATTATCTTTATCAATGTATGGAACATCGGTATATATTTTTCGTCTGCCACAAGTTCTCATGACTAATAAAACACCTTTCCAGAACATGATTGTCTTGGTGGTATCTCATGCTCTTTTGAATAACCAGTCGAAGCATTGAACCATATCCAAGCCATACACCTCTCACATCTTACTTTCCTAATATAATCATCTTTTGTGTCTCCATCAGCCAATTTCCTATGGCATTTCGGACAAATGATTATCTTTTTCATTTTTTATCTCCTAAAAATAGCGCGACCAACTATGTCAGCCACGCTAAAATATTTCATATGATAAATATAACATAGAAAAAAATAACAAAAGTAACAAGTTTTATAAATTTATAGATTTTTTATGTGATTTAATTTGTTCTTTTGTTGGTTTCGGAAAATCCACACACATCAAATCAATCATCATAACTATCCATAAACCTCTTGAATGCCATTTTTATACTTCCCTCTGTGTTTCCCTTGATTCTATTTGCTATTTGTTGCCATGACAAATTATCAATAAAACGATACCGAATAATCTGTCTCATTCTGCTATCGTCAATAGAATTAATAAAATCATCGACATCATTCAACACTTCAAGCAACTGATATTCTAGTTCTGCAAGCTTCATTTTTCTTACTTGCAAAGAAAATCTTACCTTGTCATATTCGATAGTCGGGAATCCCTCAATGTGAAAGTTTTGAATGCCACCCATGCCACCTTTAACTACATCATGAACCGCACCTTCTTCATTGATTTTTTCTAAATCTCGCTCCAATAATTCAATTCTAGCACGAATATCCTTAATTTCCTCTTGAATATCGCAATACTGGCTCAATATTTTTTTATCCATAACCACCTCACTAAATCGGACTGCTCATAATCTGTGCGGGTCCATGATTTCTTTCACGCATCTTCATTCTAATTGCAAAGTTGGAAAGCACATCGGGAACATCATCATGGACATTTTTTCCTGACACTGAATATTTCAAAAGCCATTCCATAAAGATTCCATAGGCACTCTTGCTTGAATAAAGCGATTTATCTTTAAATATAATGTGCTGCTTAATCCAAGAAGAACATTGAAATATTCTAGCCTCTTTATTGCTCTCTGTATATCTAGTTGTGATGTTGCAAATATGCCCCATATTGTCAAGTCTCTGAGAAACTTCAAAAGCAACTCGACCACCGCCCTGATTCGTCTCGAATTCGCAATTCTGAACATTATTTTCGAATAATATATCAGCACAACCTTTATAGTGATGCTCATAGTCTGAATCATCACTACACAACACGTCTACCAGGTAATAATCATCTCTGTATTTCTTAAACACAGGAAGAACCATGAAGTCTGTACCACTATCTTTACAGTCAACCTGTGCAGTTATTTCATCAGCATTTGTATCCGGTAACACAAGATACCTCCTAAGAGAATCTTCTGGGAATAACAAACCTTCTCGCTCGATTGGGTCACTCTTATAAAGACAACGATACGATATTTCATCCATCGTGAGTGCCTGATCGTGAAAAAACTCAACAGACATTCCATTAAATTCATAGTCAAAGTTGCTCTCTCCTGTATTTGGGTCAATATCTGGAATGGCTATTATTCTAGTCCTGTCGCTGTCACCATACAGATCAATAATTCTGCCAATCGGATCCATAACGCTCCATCGCGTCATTATCATAACTTCTTTGACTTTCTCATTCAGCTTTCTCTGTTTCAAGTCAACACCATAGATTCGCCATATTTTTTCTAATTGTGCCGGATTCAGTGCTTCCTCGATTCCGCCAATTAAGTCATCGCAATACAGGTACCTGCTTGCCCTAACCTTTCCGGCATTTTTTGAACCAACACTCGAACATTGAAGCGTACTATACGAACTAAACTTATTGATATTAAATTCTTCCATTTTTGCATTCGTGGAAGTTACCTTGCAATTAGGGAAAATCTCGCTCCACGCATATTCGCTAGATGTTACAATATCTAACACGCCATCATAAAATTTTCTTGTAATATCTCCAGAGTGAGAGAAAAATAAACTAAAATCGCTCGGATTAGGGTACTTTCCAGCTATCCACGATGCAAAGAATTTTTCGCACGTTGTTTTTTGTGTTCCAGGCGGCATTGAAATACAGACCCTGTCAAGCTTATCATCTTCCAAATCTTGCATACCTTGAATGATTCCGTGCTTATTTAATTGTCTTATTTTTGGCTCGTAAAACTTCTCGCACCGCTCCCTGTTTTTTTCCAGATAGAGTAGATAACTGTCAAACCTATGTGGAGCTTCTAGCAACAACGTAGCCCAATACAAATCATTATATGCGTCTACACCTCTTGACAATCGCAGACATTCTTCCTTTACGAATTTTGACACCTCAAATGCAAAATCTCGCTCCGTAGGGCAATCTTGCAGCACATAATAAGCTATAGAGTAATATTTTTCAAGATAAGCGATACCACGATTTTTCATATAACTTTTATTGAGTTGCGATACCGCTTTTTTGTATTGCGAAATCAAAAAACGCACCTACCCTTCCTTTTATTTCTTGGAAAGAATAGATGCGTCACCATATAGAGCCACTTTCTATTCAATATAAGGCTATTTAAAGCCGTGTAATTTTATTAGCGTGTATTTTACCACAATTCCAGTTACAAATCGCCTATAGGCTTTCCCCGTGCATTATAATATACAGTATATCCTTCTTTCTTGTACTGAGCAATCTGACCATAAAGAATCTTATCATTAGGTGACTTTTTATTAAGAAAAATTGCGATACCATCTTTTTCGATACAGTAAATTCCATACGGCAAATATTTCGAAATCATTTGCTTTGTGCATTCATACATCTGCTTATTCATCTCGTAAACAGAGCCATCAATTTCTACTACCATACAATACCTCGTTTATAGTTGTTCGATATTTGCAAATATGTTTATTATCGTTTCCTTTAGTTAATTACTTCAACTACCCACGAACTTAATTCAGAACGATAGCATTTTGTCTTATAACCTTTTGCTTTTAATTCTTCATTCATCTTGCCCATAAGGTACTTTGTTCCATATGTGTATTTCATTTAATAACCTCGTTTCCTTTAGTTGAGCAACTTGATAATAAAATCGTATATTGCTTTGAAGTAGAAGAAAGCACCACCTAATGCCCAACCACCGAAAATAATATTCCGACTATCCAAGTTACTTTATCAAAATATTTTTTAACAGTTACTTCCTTTTGTTCAAAATATGGTCTTTCTTCGTACTTCATACATTTTGAAGAAGTAGGACATTTTAATGTTCCAAACTTTTTGCAATCATTACATTGTCCGTAACTCATAATTTTGTTTCCTTCAGTTAAGTAAATACACTAAACAAGTTAAGTAATGAATCACTTGATCTTGTGTGTATGTTATCTTATTCCATCTCGCTTTCAATGGGTCTGCAATCATGTGAGCAAT